CGGAAGATCGCCGCAAACTCTCTCAAAAACGTATAGGCATCGTTTCTGCTTTGCACGTAAACATTGCAGAAATAACGCGGCTCTGTGCCGCTGCCGCCTTTACCATCTGGAACCATCTGATCGCAATATTGTGCGACCTGGTAAAGTTCCCATTTGTCGATGTTCGCCGCGGTGAGACGGTTACCCAACCCAAAGCGGTCAGTGACCACAAGGTCATAGAAAACCCACGCTGGGTTATCTGACCATGCCCATTTGAAAGCACCGGTCCATGTACCGCTGTACGTTCGTGTCACCGGATCATAATTATCAGGTACACGAATAACGCGGCCCTGTGGCTCGCATGAAATTTGCGGAATGGAGCCATTGAACTGACTGGAATCAAATTCGATATACAGCAGCGCGGTGTTCGGATACCGCAGTTTTGCATCAATGACTTCCGTGTAACTCTGGATCGTCATTGCATCGCCGATCTTGGCACTGTTCGCATCTGCAGTAATCTTGCGCAGACGAATTGTCCAGGTGGTGCCAGCCGGTGGAAGGTCAATGCGATGGCTGCGCTCGTATCCTGACGTGGTTTTGCCAGTAACCGCTGTGTTGATTACCGTCTGAAATGCTCCGCCGTCGGTTTGCAATTCGATGGTGTAATTGATCGAATACCCAACCAGATCCCCATCGTCTTCTTGCTTGAAGAGTGACGGCCATTTCAGGCGTAAACGTATAGCTGAAAGCTGGGTATTGGTGAAGGTGTGTGTCCAGGCAACCGTGCTTTTTACCTCAGTGCCGACGCTTATTTCGTTCTCAGTGCCCGGCAATCCCTGAATGTAGGATTGCGCCTGTGTCCCGGCGCGAAACTCCCATGCGACCCCGCTAAAATTACTCGAGCCGTCACTGTTAAGCAGCGGCGTTCCATCCAGAAAAATGGATTGGCCTGTGAGGCCACCCCCGAATTCCCCTTCCCCCAAAGCAATAAGCAGTTTTGCTTTCGCGATAGACTGAAGGTCATCTGGCTGTTCTACAGGCGTGCGGGATGAGGAACTGCCGCCCTTGCTGCCATTTATTTTGGTTGCGGTTGCCATATTTCGCCCATAAAAAAAGGCCGCCGAAGCGACCTTAGAAGTAAGGATGAGGTGGTGAGGTTATTGCTGGTCTTCTACATAAATACCGGCGGAAATAATCGCGCCGCCGATCCGGCGTTTTCCGTAAAGAAGCGGAACAGGGTATCCCTGAGCTGCCGTATTTGTAACGCTGCCGAAGGCATAGGAAGCCTGGTTGTCTGCATCCTGCTTACTGGCGAGACCGGCGGTCTGCGGGGATAGCATTTGAATGACGCCGCCAGCCATTAGAGCCACACCAGGAGCGATAAGCACACCACCACCATATGCAGATGTTAATGTTCCAACAACGACCAGTACCGCACCGAGTATTGTTTGTAGTAGCCCAGCTCGTTTACTGCCGATAATTACAGGTGTAATACGAATTACATCACCTGTTACCGGATAACCTAAATCATCCTCACCAATGTTTTTCTTTCCTTTGAAAACAGCATAAGTAATGCCTCTTTTTTTGCTGTTATTCATATATCTTTCAAATCCAGGAATGGTGCAACTAAGCGCTCTTCCGGCTTCTGAAACAGTGCGAATAAGTCGGTAATGAGATTTACCAAAAATTTTACCGAGCGAACCTCCGAGTTCAATTCGAGTCATTAATTCTTGCATATTTACTCCATAAAAAATCGCCTTTCGGCGATTTAATATTACTTATATTGGCTATTTTTCGCGCCACATCCTGTACTGCCCCCATATACCTTGTTCCGCTATATATTCTTGGTCTTGTCCATCCCCAATAATATCTAACGTTTTACGCATACCCATAGACATTACATTGCAATCGTTACTTACTTTTAATTTATGAGGCCCGTTATTAAGATAAGCTGTAACAAATTGGTTTTGACGCAATAACGCTACCTCTTTGTCGTCAATTGATACTAGGAACTTACAAAGTCCCCCGCTGCCACCACCAATGAATTGTTTGTTTCTTGTTACAGTAAGTTTAGTTTGAGCAACGCCAGTTTTAGGAGTGACTAATTCTGGGGCCAATATTTTTTCTGCAGGTCCATGAGGCCGAGCACAACCCGCAAGAATTAAAACTGCAAATACCACAAACAACTTCTTCATATCCCTATCCCATAAGTTAAGTTCGGAGTAATCCTAATTCCTAACTTACGCAATTGGAAGCTAGAAAACTCTCTTGCTGAATTGATAAAAATCTCTGTGCCTTACAATTTTCATAGTTCGTTCCTGCCAGTATCCGCCGTAAGGGACTCGATTACTGAGCATGCGGTACATGTGGTGCAGTAGCATGTTGCCTTCGAGCAGGATTCCCGCATGATTCCACTTATTGGACTGAACCTGCATGATCACCATATCACCTGGCACTGGTGGCCCGCTGAATTCGCGAAACCCGCATTCATACCAGCAATCCTGATAGAAATTATCCGGGTACTCATCTTCCCACCACGGATAATCGACGCGGTAATCGGTCAGCTCAATGCCGTGCATCTGCCGGTAATAGCTCATCACAAGCCCCCAACAATCGGTGTGCCCGAGCACAAACGGTCGCTCGAGCAAGGACAATTCACCGCGTGGCTGAATGGTACGAAAATCCCCATCCGGCCAGCTCACGATGTGCCAGGGTAATTCTGTTGCGTCGCACTGCGCCTTATCCAGTTCGCTGGGCTGAGTCGTTGCATCTGGGTGACTGTGAACGATGGAAATAACCGTTCCCCAGTCTTCGGCGTCAGCATAACCCACGGGATCGAGGTGAAAATCTTCGGTGGGATTGGCTGCCAGATTGGCACAGGGAAAATAACGTTCAACCCGGCTTTTCTGCGCTACCACGCCACAGCATTCGTGTGGGTAGCTCTGCCGGGCATGTTCAAAAATTGCCTGCAGGGTTTTATCACGCATAATCAGCTCTTAATCAGAGAGGTGCCCGGGAAGCCGCCGAACGGTAATTCGTTGTTTGCTCCAAAGCGAAGCTTGCACCCCGTGTTCAGCGTACCGTTGCACACGTCGAGCGAGGGATCGCTAACCGGATTACCGTGCTTATCGAAATAGTTGGTACCGGCGTAATCGCAGCCATCCCCTGATCGGTATTTGCCGCGGATGCACCAGGTGCAGAGAGAATGAAGCTGCCGCGTCGGGATCATCAATCCCTGCAAATCCATCGGGCTGCTCAGCGTGAACTCAACAGAAATGTTGGTTTCCATGCTCTTGCTGTCGATGTAGAAAACCTGCAACTTTTCCTGCGTGGCGTCCGCCGTGGCATTCCCGCCAGCAAAGTTTCGGGCGTCGAGGTATTGCGCCAGCGTATCGTGAATCGTCACCACTGCCTGAAGCATGTCATCGTAAGCCAGACAAAGCGCGGTAATCGACCCGTCAAGAATCGCCACAGTCAGTTTCGGCTGTGCACCGCTGCCGCTGGTTGAAGCCTCAATGCCTTCAATCTGAACCGGCCACGCTGAATATTCGTTACCCTGCCACCAGATGGATTTCGCAGGCAGTTTCGATTCATTGCCACCGGCGGCGGCGATTTCGGTCTCGGTGTAGGCCAGATTGTAATTGTGAAATCTGAGGACCTCACCGGTGCCAAAAGCGGTACCGTCCACCTCAAAAAGCCGGACAGTGTTTCCCGGCTCGAGTTTTTGATAATCACTGTTTAATGACATTATCCCCCCGTTGCAGAATAGGCCTGCTCGAACGTTGCTGTGATGGTTGCCTGCAACTTTCCGTTTGGTTGCATACGAATAGAATCAGCGGCTACCCGATATAACCCTTTCTCACCGTGTGGCGGTGTCCAGATAAAGGCCTTGCTGCAATGGTTGCGGCAAAAATCTCTGATGGCGAGTGAGGTCACGAGCGGGCCGCGATAGGAATAGGGAAATTTAATCATTTCCGAATTAATACCCTCCTCAGAAATCTGAGCATAGCCATCCCCAAACTGAGCCTTTCTCACCGTCCGGTTATATTCAGTCGAAGGTTGGCTGGCGACCTGGGTGGGCCACGTGAAAATGTCGATTGCCATGGGATACCTATAAAGGGGTTATCGGGTTTTCATTGCATTGAAGAGTTGGCCACCGGGGCGCAAAGCATTGGTGATGTTTTTCTGACAGAACTGATCCAGCATATTCATCATCGCCTTACTCATCTCATCGTTACTGCCAGAGGTTTTAGTGCTTGCTGTGCCGTCGTTTTGAAGGATGATAGTGTTATGAAATACAGGATTTCCGGCGCTCATATTTCCTGCAGCACCAACTGGCGTCTGTCCGCCGCCCACATATCCCCCTGTCGCATAGCCCCGCATCATACGATAGAGATTTGCAACACCCAGACGGCTGGTCGCTTCCTTGGTGAATACAAACTCCCCGCCGTGAACAATGC